AACTGTGCCTGCACTAATTGCACTTGGAGGTAAGTCAGATACTGCGCCCTGTGGATTTCCGTTAGTAGGAATAATCTGTTTAGGCTTAAGATTCTGTAGTGCAGAAAAGTCTACAACATTAGGGTCTGCAAGTTTAGGAGAATAGTTAGTAAGGTAAGTATTCTCTACAAATCCACGCAGAATAGCTGTTGATGTTAAAGTAGTAGAACGAGTCATGTCTGCTACTGACAGTCCAAAGAATTCATAAGGAATCTCGAATGGGCTGAGAGAAGCGAGTGGCACATAACTACAGTCTTCTTCATACAAAATAGTTGAGCCTGCAACAATGAAGTGCTTTAATTCAGCAATACCATCGCCATCACGATCTACTTCCATCCAACACTCTGTAACAGATACGTTACGGTTGGCCTCTAATGATACATCATCTGCATCACCCATACCTTCATAATGCGCTTGTCCTGTTACTCTTTTGCGTACTGATACGTCATGAGAGTATGCTGAGTGATCTTCTGAAGAAGTAGGGAGTACTGACCAGTCTTCAACTTCGTCTGCAATATCAGGATACATCTTACGTATGTCTGATCGAGACATTTCTATCTGAATACCAACAAAGCTGGCAGTTTCAATACTGCTTGCGTCTCTTGAAATCAAAAAGTTTTCTGGTGGAACATTTTCAATCTTAACTTTAGACATATCATACGTTCTTTTAAGACGCACATCTTCGTAAGCATTAGTCATGGGATTGAAGTTTAATTCACCAACAACTTCCACATCTTTATCAGATAGTTTAAGATCAAGAGCTTCTTCTGTAAGTGATTCATACTCTTCAAACTTAGTAGAAACATCTTCAACAAAGTCCCAACGGATTACTGAGTTCTTCCACAACAAAGCGGATTTGACCCAAGTATTCATTAGTTCCCAGCCGTTATTCTTCTTAAATATAGTATAGTTTACCAGCTCAGAAGCATCGTTAGCTGCAGCGATGGCTGTAGGAGAGACGGACCAGGGCTTAAACTTAGCCAGTCTGTTATTATTAAACATAAGTTCTGAAATAATTGCAAGGTAAGCCTCAACTGTTTCTGTAGTATCCGAAGATACAATTTTAGATACACCATTAGGTGTAAGATGCCCCGAAGGTAACCCTGCGTACTCGTAAGTAGACTGTAATCTATCGTTAGCAAGCTCAGAAGAGTTTAAGAAATCTCCAACAGAAGTAGAAACCCCCGCTGAAATAAGACTTATTAGTTGGTCGTCAGTTACTTTTTCACGGTAACCTGTCATATAATCGCCCATAAAGGCCTCCTATCTATCTAGCACCCCTATGGGTATACGAAATTAGTTCGAGGTTTTTGAACCAAAGGTACCTCGAAAACCTTAAAGGACAGCATGAGGTTCAGCTGTGTAGTCCGTCTTTCCCCTCTTTCCGCCATTCTTCACGGTGAGCACGGACAAGTTCTGGTTCTTTTACTGGAGCCTCATTGGCTCTAGCAGTAGTAACCGAATTTTTAGATTTAAGAGTAGGATCCCATACTTTACCATTCTTTTGTTTTACACCCTTTGAGGGTCTGTATATAGACATTCTTATCCTCCTAAATCTTTTTTGAGTTGAGCTAATTCTTCAAGTTCTTCTACACTCAGATCTGCACTAGACTTTTCTGCGGTAATAGATTCAACTCTTGTCTTCTTAGGTGCTTTGTATTCACCTAGCTCTTTAGCAATTTTAAAGGCTTCTTCTCTATCACCATCTTCCATTGCTTCATGCATAAGCAACTTCATTATGTCCAGAGGATCTTGTGCAACCGAATTGATTGCTTCCAAAGTTTCAGCCATCTCTGCTGCTTTCTCTTTGATTCTAATATCTCTTTCTTTCTTTAATCTACGTGCCTCTGCAGAAGCTTTAACTCCCGCTGCCTGAAAATTTTTAATTTTTTCTTGACCTTCAGGAGTATCGGGGTTAATCATATGTTGAGCAAAGTTAGCCTGACGAGGATCTTTCATCATCCTTTGTCTAATTTCTTCTATTTGTTTACTTGTCTTAGGCATTAAATCCATTCCTCATTGTTACGGTTAACAAAGTTCTTTTGTCTCCAATCAACTTTGTTATTAGATAACTTGTCAATATTAGTACGATACGCTTCCCATGCAATTGCAAGGGCCATGACAGTATCATCGTTGCGTCCTTGTATTGCTTCTGTTTTACCTGATGCTGTAGATATATAAGTCTTCATTTCAGATAAAATAGTCTTAGAAGGAATCCATATGTCTTCTTCTTCAACTGCGTTTTTAAGTTGACCTATAACCCTAGGCTTACTGCCATGAGTCATTCTGAATCCCGGTGTTTGACCTTCTTCAGAACTTAATCTTGCAGCCTTCGTTTCGTAATACATATTAACATAATTCATTTGTTTAAGGCGTTGAAGTGTAGCAACCCCCATACTGTTAGATTCTACTGCTAACAGGGAGTTATTAAAATAACGCCCTAGGTAAAACAAATGTTCTCCGTATAAAGTAGGATCTACTGTGTTATCTCGGTACATAGCACATATATGTCCTTGGGTGTTTAAAACTACTGCTGTACTATAGTCTTGTTTCACACCCAGTGCTACATCTGCCCCGATAATATAATTGTCTTTCCAATCCGGTGGTATCCATATTTCAAGATTACCTCTTGGGCTGTCATCAAAAGAACCTAGATCCTGATTGTAAAGACGTAAAGCCATTGGCTGTACTGGTAAGAAAGAGTTAATCTTTTCTGGATCAAACACAGAAGAACCAGATACTAAGAAAGCTTCTTCTGCGTTAGCAGGATATTCTTGCCTAAACTTATCTACGCCACCTTCAACGATCTTAAGTCGTCTCCAGTATATTTGTTCATCTGTTAGTTCGTACTTTTCTTTGTAATCTTTTTCTTCAAAGGTTAGTTCAAAGCCTTCGGGTAATTCTCTTTGGTACTCTATAGTTTTAAACCACGGAATAAATATAGCGATATAGTCAGATTCTCCAGCTGCTGCCGCCTGATACAAGCGATAAAACTCGCCTGAAGCACCATTAGCTGTGGATTCAATAATTACTTCTGTTCCATCTGCCTGAGAAATACCTTGAAACAAACCCGCAAGGATCTTAGCATCATGCTGCCAAAATGCAACTTCTGATGCATGTAAGATAGTAGGTGTAGTTCCTCTTCCCGCTTCAGGAGACCCAGCAGTATACAATCGATAAGAGCCTACTGCTTCTGGGTCTGGATAAGCAGGAGTTTGAATAGCAATTTCTTTTGCGTTAGTCTTCTCTAGCTTAGGTTGTAAACCCTTTTCCATATTCTTAATTAAGTTCTTACTCATTGTGAAGAGAGAATCTGAAGTAGCACTATCATGCGCCATAACTACGGATCTAGTATGTTGCTGAAAGTAAGTCTTCCAAAACACTCTTCCTGCACAAAAAGTAGAGATACCTTGTTGACGAGCCTTAAGAATAATAGCTCTAACTTTACCTGTTTCTTTTCTTTGTTTTTCTAAGGCATCATTAATAATAGCCTGAGCTTCGTTAAATTCAAAAGGAACAAAACCTTTTGTAGCATCTTTAGTAATAATTCTAATTTGATCTGAAGAAAACTTTTCGAAGTCATCAGAGTAATCTTGTAAATTCTTTCTTCTTTTTAATTCTCTCAGAGCCTCCAACTGTGCTCTGTCTTCTTTCTTCTTGCTGTCCATAATATTTCCTAAATAGAACCCGGGGCATAGTTTATACCTAATACCCCAGGCCCTGACGCCTGCCCGGTGTTAAGCTTAAGGTAGCGAAATTCCATCTGCATAAACAACGTAACGAGAGTGGCGTAGCACTTTTAGTTAGTGCCAGACTATTTCTTAGCTAGACACTTGCCCATCTTAGTACATGCTGCTTTTGATCTACAACCTGCACAAGGCTTAAACGCTTTCTTTGCTACTGTCTTCTTCATCATAGGTTTTTTTTGCATATGCCATTATTTTTTCCTTTTCTTTCCCGAAGGAGTCACCGACCATTTAATCGGCTTAGAACTTGTTTTCTTTGCTGTATCTGATTTAGTTGCCTTTGAGGCTACCGCTTTAGGTCTGCAAGCAGGATAGCTTTTTCTTTTATCATTCTTACCAGA